CCAAGTTATGACCACTCATTAGATGAAGTTTATCAACAACAAAGATATGAATTTGATGATGATTATGATTCTTATGATGATACTACAAGTTCTTCAAGTGAAGAAGATAATTTAGTTGCTACAAATTGGCCACATAAAAATTTTAAGTATAGATTAACGAATTTCAATAATCCAAATCTTTTAACATTGAGATTACCACATGGAGAAGTTTACGGAAAATGCAAATCTTGGAAAGTAGTATACTCTCCAGAAGATGATTTAAAATGTGGAATTAATTGTATTATGAAATCTATAAAAATGAGAAAAAGTGAAACTAAAAATATAAATGTTACCAATATATTAACTAGAACAGGGCCAAACACTCTAACTGATTTAAAAATATTATGTAATTTTCTTGGTTTTAATCTATGTGTTAAAAGAGGTGATTATTTTTATGGTTGGTTTTATCATCTAAATCAATGGCCAATATGCATAGAAGTGATAGAACAAGAACTAATTGATCATTGTGTATTATGTCAAGTTGATGTTGATGAGTTTTCAGATGAGAACTTAATTAAGCAAACTGGAGAAAGATTGATGTTAAATAAAGATCATATATCTTCTGAATTGCATGAAGTCATTGAATTGAACTACGATCTTCAATCATGGTTAGATGAAGTAAATAATATTGTAAATAGACCAGAGTACAAATGGTATTCAACGCACGATAGCTTATGTAAATCTTGTGAAGATGTTAGGTCAAGACAATCATGTGAAAATTTAGACATTTTAATTATTAATTCAAAACAGTTAATTAATATTAATGATGTTTTAAATTATCAGAATGGATGGAGGAGCAAGTTGACAAACTCAAAATTAGGTGACTTGGTTATGGTCGAGGTCAAATCTGGCTATCAGTTTGGATTAATTATTAACGTGACTGATACAGGATTTGTTATATATAATGGTAGAGCAGTTGAAGATAGCACTGGGTTGATCATTAATATGAGAATGAACTTGATCAAATTTAAAGAGCACAAACCTAAAACAATTGTCTCGAAGTCACTTAGCATAGTTGCTTTGAATGCAAATTCTAAAGAAGCAGCAATTAGGTACAATATTCAAACAATTCCTTTCAATCCAGAACTTAAAAATTATCTAGTGTTTATAAATAGTTATGATAATAGAGCACACCATAATGATAATACCAAGTTGATTATCAATGGAAGTAAGGGAATTATGATAGAACAAAAAGTCTATGGATCTAGAGATTTGGTATTTAAACTTTTGAGTTCAAATTATACATGTGTTAGGGTTTGTGTGTACCATACAAAATTAGCTATTTGCATGACACGAACAAATATACATAAGATTGATCAATGCATACTAAAATTATTGACTAGAGGTTCAATTTTATTTGAAGACAGACAAAGCATCATATATGAATATAATACAATCAATGTAACCAAATTGGACAGAATCAACAATTTATTCACACCTTATTACAATGACTTTACTTGGTTTTCGAGTTTGGAATTGGGATTTTATAAAATGACAGAAAGTTTAATTAAAACATTAATCAATAGATCTGAGATTCCAGATGTATTACAAGAACTTTTGAATTATGAGACAATAGTATTGCAACGGAGTATACATGATTTTACTGAGACAACTTTATTAGAATTAACGCAATATGGATTTACAACACAACCTCGAACATATTATAACAATTACAGTCAAGTGATAAAATTTCCATATAATGTTTTAGAATGGGAACAAGTGCCAGATTATTTTAGAAGTATGACTTTAAATAATGAAGGATTGTTAACAATGAGAGATCATTCATACCCCGCATGCCTTAAAAATTTGTACAAGTGCAAAGAAAAGACCAACATTTTTAATATTGATAATTTTCATAATTTTTTCCAAAGTGAGTGTTATGATTATTTTTGTTTAAAGGAATATGATAAATTAGATTACCAAGACAAGAAGCTATATGAATCATTTAATATCAATTGTAATAAATCTAATCTAGAGAGGTTTTTTAAAGGAAATTTATTAGAGATCATTTTAACATTTTTCAATGAAAATAACATTGATGACACACGTACATTATCAAGTGGTAACAACCTACCTTATGGAATATTACAGAATTTATGGAGAGGAATATATAGTAAGAATGTTATATATGCAAAATTTTATGGGTTGATAATCTTAGTACAAGAAGTAACTGGAACAGGTAAATTTGATTCAGATACATGGTTCAGAGAAGAGCAAAAAATTGAAAGTGGGACATGGTGGACACCAAAATCAACTACTAAAACTTCAGAAGTAACTAATTACAGTGCAGATAAATTTATAAACGTTTATACAATGAAGCATATGAAAATACATGATCTACGATATGTGACTATAGAAAATAATGTTACGTTTGATACAACTGAATTTATGCCTTTAATAGAACCGACAAATATATCAGATGATTACGTAAGTGATTATGTGGAAGTAGATATTCCACCTCAACAAGTTGTTGAATTCTGGTCAAATAGAGATTTAACTGATTGGTTAATAATGTATAGTCCTAGTAGTTCACTTACATTAAAATCAAATTTGATATTGCATAAAATGTATTCAATTAAGAAGACTACTATTTTCGATCAATATCCTATAGTTGGACAGCCGATAATCCATAAACAAGCTTATACTGAGTTTAATGCAATAACACGAAGATTGGGCAGTAAGATCAAATTGTCGATTCATAAGGTTAAACTTGAAAAAGAAGTACAAAGTTTTGTAAATGCATATTTTGACTCCTCAAAATACAGTTCATTTAAAGAACAAAAGAAAATAATATCATATGATCCAAATCTTTTGACAAAATGGCTTAATGATAGACCAGATAGAGGTAAAATTAGTAAAGAGTTTGATAATATCATGACTGATGGGTTTATCAATAGACCATTGAATGATTTGAATGTACATGTTAAGCTAGAATCTTTGTTAAAAACTATTACATCTTACAAAGAGCAAGTAGCCAGGTTAATTGTATGGCAAGCTAAAGGCATATGCTTGCTATTTAGTCATATATTTAAAGAAGCAAAAGAAAGACTCAAGTTTATGTTAAGGAGGGATATTTTATATGTTGATGGTTATACACCTGAAGAATTATCAAATAGATGTAGACTGGTTAAAAATGTATATGGATTTTATGAAAATGATTTGACAAAACAAGATCGACAAACAGATGATCAATTGATTGACATGGAATTTCAAGTTTATAGATTATTAGGTGTTGATGTAGATGTTTTAAGTGTGTGGAGAAGTGTCCACAAATTTTGGAGATTCAAAGGACATCACTTGAGTGGTCATTTAGATATGATGAGATTGACTGGACAAGCCACTACTGCATTAGGTAATGCAATAGTCAATCTGGTAATTCATGCTAGATTTATTAATACCAATAAATCTTTGATATCATTGATGTTAGTATTAGGTGACGATAATTTGATGATATGTAATAGTAAAGTTAATACAACTGGCTTAAGAAGTGAAGTGGCAAACTTTTGGAATATGCAATGTAAAGATAATTTTAGCACATCAATTGGTTCCTTTTGTTCGATGATAGTATACAGAGATGAATTAGGAAGGGCTGAAATTGGGCCAGATATAATAAGGATGGCTAATAGATACGTAATACCAAATGGAGTCCATGAACTAAATAGTGAAAAGTTATTAGCAAGACAGTATTCATATTTTATGATGTTGGGTAACACAGATAGTGTTAGAAAAATCATAAAAGAGAATAATTATCCTATTGAACCAACAATGTGGTACAATTTTGGTAACTGTTTAAATGCAATTGGAATTAAATACAATAAAACTAATGATTATGTAATTAATAGCTATGCAAAGTTATTAAAATTATTAACAACTGAAAAGATGTTTCAACATTCTTGGGAAGTATGGAGATGTTTGAAATAAGAATTTAAATCAATTGATCTAAATTCAAATTAGTTGATTAAATAAATTGAGATCTAC